TGCCGTATCCCGCTGGCGCGTGAACCCTCGGCAAATGGGTTCCCGCCGTCTCCCCGCGCGACAACGCGACCGACGGCCCGGTTCATTAAAGATAACATCGTCTTGTGCGGAACCGCCGGCTGCTTCACTGTCACGCTGACTGCTAATCCGCACCTTCGCGCTCGTGCGGGCAGTCATCGCGCCAGCTTGCAGGCATCCGCCATGCCAACGCCGCCGCGCCGCTGGAAATAAAATTGGCCGGGTCTGCTAAACCCCAAAGCCCCCACCCATCCCCAATGCTTGACCCCTTCCATCCCCAAGAGGTCTTCGCTCCAAATTAGTTTGCTCGCTACGCTCGATAGACCGCGTGTTTCCAAATCCTTGTTTCCTGACCTTGCGTCCACATCTCTCGCCCTCACTGCGTCACCGCAAAACCAGTCCGCCCGCTCGTGGCTCCTTCTAAAGACTACTTCCACGGGGGAGGACTGGCGGTTCCGCTTTTTAGTGAAGGGCGAGAGACGGCAGACGCGAATCAGTTCAGTAAAAAAAAGATTATGAAAACTACCAAAAAATTGATGAAGGGACTCCTGGCCGACACCGCTAATCGTGTTCCGACAAATTCAGCAGCGGAAGCGCAAAGCGCAGTTGCAAAAAAAGATGCTCGTTTGCCGATTGACGCCGAGGCACGGAAGAAAAACCGCACGTTGCCCACTCCGAAAGTTTTGGAGCTTTTGAAGGCCAGCCATGCCGGTTTGTTCAATCTGTCGGAAGTTGTCGGCAAGTGGGTTTGGATTGCGTTCCGCGAGACGCCCGCGCCGGAGTTGCGGCAGATTTTGGCGCAGCTTGGTTTTCACTGGAATCGTGAGCGTCAGGCGTGGCAGCACCCTTGCGGAGCGTTCCGCTTGCGCGGCTACCAAGACCCGCACGAAAAATATGCCAGTTACTTTCCCGCCGATTCACGCGCCGCTTGATTCACACCATGAAACGGAACAAACGCCGCCTGCCGTTGCCGCAGCATGAGTTCGGTTTTACGCCGGGCACATTCAATCTGTCTGCCGAGGTTTCGCTTGATGGCGACCGCGTCGCCCGCGAGCGAGCCGAGGCAGAGCAGGCACGGCTTGCAGCCGAGGCAGCGCAAGCGGCTTTGTTCACCAACAATAAACCGACCATGAATAATTCTTTCCGTCTCCATGCTGGCGACGTTGTCGCCTATGCCGGCCAGCCGTGTCCCGTTGTCCGCGTGACCGCGTCCGCCGCCGTTGTCGCGGTGGCGCAGAAGCCGCGCACCATCACGCCGCGATTCGGCCAGCCCGTCACCATCCAACCGCGCCCCAAGCTGGAGCGCATTTCCGCACAGTCTGAAATTCCCATCCTTAACCGTTGAAAAATTATGCACACAGAAAATCAAGATTCACCATTCGGCCCCGTCATTTACAGTTACACCAGAGCGCAGGCCGTCGCCGACGGCGTGCAAGTTGAAGTCACCAAGACCGCGCAGGAAGCCGGAATCAAATTCCCGATGTTTTTGACCCGCGCCGTTTTTGATAATTACGTCGCCGTGCCGGAAGGCGTGACCGGCCAAGACGAGGCGGGCAGATTGTGGGATGTCGTTTGGATGACAAGATTTGCCATCATCCGCACCCGCCCAGGTTGCGACCGCATCCCCGTTGCGTTCTATGTCCGTAACGACAACCGCGCAGCGCGGCTTGTCAAACTCATCGCCACTTGCGGCGCACTGGACATTGACGACCCGCAACCCGCCATTACCTTGATGATGCCGGACGAGGATTGACCGGCAGACCAACACGCACCCGACGCACCGCGCCGGGTGCAAAAAAATTCGGCGAAACGCCCTTCGGTGGTCGTTTCGCGCATCCAGAAAACTTTTCTGGCGTTACGCACACCAGACCGCGCCAACGGGCAAGCCCTTTGGAATCCATCATGTTTCGCGCGCCGGGGAAACGGCTCGCTATTCCATTCGTTGCCTCATTCCACAGTTCGCCCATTGTGGCCGCTCGCACGGACTCGCAGCCAGGCGCGCGACAGTCAAACCCCGCGCAACTTTCGTTGCGTGACCGTCCGCGATTTCGTCGCCACCATGTAGCGCAGGACATCCGCCGCGTCATCGCCGCCGATGCCGTCCTCGTCACAATCCACCTTCAAAATATCTTCGGGCCGGTTTGGATCATGTTGCAACGCTGGCAAAGTTTCCAACAGGCGACCACATCGCTTGTGAATGAATAGTGTCGGCTTCACGCCGCCCTCGACATCGCCGAACCGTTGCAAAATTTCCGCCCAGCCGTTCACCCGGTCGGTGTTCGCGCAACGCAAAGAGATTCCAAGTTTTGCATATTGCGCGGCTATCGTGGTGCCGTCGCTCTGGCGTGAAAACACATCCGCGCCGGCCACAAATCGTTTCAGATCCGAAATTTCCAATCGGCGATTGGAAAATGTATGCCGCGCCACCATCGCCTTGACCGCCGCCGCGTGACGTTGCGGCAGCCAAAGCCGCTCCGCATGTTCGTCCACGATAAAAATGTTCCCGTCGCCGTCGCGACAGCCGAGCAAAACGACGGTGTAATGCGCGAAACCGTAATCCAGTGCCGCGAACCATTCCACCGCCCGCGAATCGTCGAAATCCTCGACGACGTGAACCTCACGGCGCAACGTCGTGAAATACTGCCCGGCGGCAATGTCCCAATCGCCATCCAGCCATGCCCGTTTTTGCCAGCCGGTGAGATTTTCCAGCACCCGGACGTATTCGGGATTGTTCCAACGGTTGTCAGTGACCCGCGCCGGAATGAATCGCGTTTCCGTCTCATGTTTTTCCTGAAACGGCACGATGAATTTTGCCCGATACCAATTGTGACCCACGCCGCCGGGATTCGTGGTCGAATAAATGCGCGGGCGGAAGTTGGATTTTGACGTGCGGCAGCACGTTGAAATGTCCTGGTATTTTCTGGCGGTGAGCGTGGTTGCTTCCTCGATGCCAATCACGTCGTATTCAAGGCCGAGGTAGGCATCAATGTCTTTTTCATTCTGAAAATGACCGGCGATGATCCGCGACCCGTTGGCAAAAGACAGAATCCCGCGAAACGCGGAAAATTCATGGTTCAACCGCCCAAACAACCGGCGGCGCAAATCTTCAAAGTGTTCCAAGTTCGCCTTGCCGACCTTGCGGAGCAGCAGGCATTTCAAGCCGGGGACGCGCTGGCAATCATCCGCGCCCATTTGCGCCAGCAGCCAGTGACTTTTCCCGCCGCCGCGAGCGCCGCCGTAACCAATTGCCATCGGCCCGTCCGGTGCATCGCACCGTCGCGCCGCCGCAGACGCGGCCAGTTGCCGTTCCTGCAATACCACGTCGGCGCTGGCAAATTTGTCCATCTGTCCCATCGGACAACCAGCGCGGCGACCGGCCAGAAAATAGCGTTCCCAGGGCGTCATGCGGTTTTTTCCGGCAACACCGGCACGGTTTGCACGTCCACGATTTCCGGCTCGCCGTAGATTTTTTCCAGCGCGACCGTAACCTCGACGCGCAACGTCGGCAGACCGTCGCCATCGCGCTGCTCGCCATTGGATTTATCCAACCCCGTCGCCAGCCGGCCAAGTTTGCTGGCAATTTCCAGCATCCGGGCAATGTCCGCGAGGTTGGCATAAACCTTGTCCTTTTCCATGTATGCCGCCAGCCCGCGTTTCGCGGCGGCAATCGCCGCTTCGTGCATTGACCATTCCGTTTCGCGCAATTGCGTTTCGCGTTTCTCCCATTCCGCCGCCTTGCTCCGCGCCACCGCCTCGACCGCTTCGCGCTCGATGATGGCGTAGTGTGCGCCATGCGCCGCCACGCGGTCAGTCCAAGCAAATTTTGCCGACCAGCGCCGGATAAGCTGTTCACTCTTTGCTAACTTGTTTGCCACCGCTGCGGTTGACCGTTGCGGCCCAAGATTCAAATACAAGCTGAAGGCGGCAAATGCCTTTGCGCTTTCGCGCGGCTGTTGTTCAAACGCATGATTCATAAATTCACTTTCCACACCTGACAGACACCCACACACACGCCCCTATAAATAGGGGGCGTGTGAGTGTGTCTCTGGTCTGACGCGCACGACCGACACGCACGGCGTTTTTGCCCGTTCAAGTCTCCGTGTAGGTGTCTCATTTGATTAGCGCCGGTTCGGGTTGCGGAAAGCGGGCAAATGAAATTTTCGGATTCGTTCCCGGCCGATTTTCGCGCCATTGGTGCAAACTTCCGTCATCCAGCAGTTCGGCGATCATCGGATTGATTTTGTTCAAGGCGACACCCGCGCCGTTGGCTTTGGCGCGGAGCAAGTCTTTGGCAATCGGTTTTTCCGGCGGGACGTGAGCCAGCACGTCGGCTTTGGTATGAATCCGTTTGGTCTTTTTCGTTTCCGGCATTTCCGAGGCATCGGCTTCCCGCCAGCAAATCACGCCCGGCTCGTCGGCGTGCGCGATCAGCTTGGTAAATGTTTTCGTCTCGCCGTCCGCTTCTTTCCAGTCCAGCCGTCCGCCCCGTTTTGCCGCCCGCAGTTCAAAAACCGAATGTGAACCCAGGCTGCGCACGACGAGAATTGCCCGCGCCCAATTTGCCCATTCCGCCGAACCGCCGCCGAGGTAGGCGAAATCGCCGCCGCTCCAATCCGGCTTTTCCCGGCCAGCCGGCGGTTTGTTGGTATGATGCACCACCACCACGGCGCAGTTAAATTCCCGGAGCAATGGATTCAAATGGTTCCGCAGGAAGCCGCCGACATCCTTTTGAGAATTGGCTTCCCCGCCGAGATAAGACAGAGCCGGGTCAATCCAAAGCAAATCAGGCTGGTGATCGGTGAGCAGGGGACGCACGGTTTCAGCGAAGAATTGCCAGCCCGTCCGCACGTCCTCACGCGCCACGATGACATTTGCCATCGCCATTTCCTTTTCGGCATCCGACAGGTTCAAACCCTTGATGACGCCGTCG